GTATATTCAGATGTCTAATGTCGAAATCACAGGCACGCTCAAAGAAAGCACCGTGGCAGCCAAAGAAAATGCCGCCGCGCTTAAAGATAACGCTGCCGCTCTCAACCGCTTTGCCGTGGTGCTCGAACGTCTCGAAAAAAAGATCGATAACGAATAATTTTTAGGCTATGGCACAGACTAAGATAGAAATGCTACTTGCATTAAAAGACCGCTATTCTGCCGTCTTAAAAAACGCCGACAAAAACACAGAATCGGTTACACAGCGTATGAAACGCACGCTCGGCGAGGTGGGCAACCGTTTCCGCGAGGCTGCGTCCACAATCGATCGCAACACTCAGGCGGCGTTTACCAACGTAAAACGATACCTCACCGATTCGTCGTATCGCCGTGCAAGTGTGCTTATTGCTATGCGCGACCTCAAAACCCGGATTGACGGCGTTAAAACCTCCGCTAAAAAGGCTTTCGACGAACTGCGCTCTAATGCCCCGATGCTCGACAAGGCAATAAAACTTGCCTCTAACCCCATTGTGCTTGGCGTTGAAGGTGCTTTGGCTGTGGGCGGCACTATCAAAAAGGCTGCATCCGCCGCTATGGATTGGCAAAAAGGTATGGCAGAAATCAATGTTACTGCCGGGCTCAGTCAACAAGAACTCGAAAAACTAAGCACCACAATGCTCAATATCGGTGCTAAAAACGTGGCACCATTAGAAGAGGTTCCGGGTGCATTCAACAAAATTATATCCGCCGGTCTCAATGCCGACCAAGCACTATCGGCTCTCGACCCCACATTAAAGGCGGCAAAGGCGGGTTTTGTTGACATCGAAACAGTTGCAAAAGCCGGTGTTAATGTTATGAACGCATCGGGTCGCAACATCAACGCAGTTTACGATATTCTTTTCGGTACTCTACAAAAGGGTGCTGCCAATATGGGTGAAATTGCCGCATATCTTCCAAAGGTTGTGCCTGTGGCAAATAATGCAGGTATAAAACTTGAACAAACGGCAGGCGCGTTTGCGTTTCTTACTGCCCAAGGTCAGGGTGCTGCGGAGGCTGCAACGCTATTAAACGGTGCATTCAACAGTCTTTCAAACCCGAAACTACTCGGCAACTTTAAGGCTATGGGCGTGCAGATCTACGATGCACAGGGCAATATGCGCCCGTTGGGTGATATTATCGAAAACCTTGCAGGCAAACTCGACGGTCTTTCCGACAAACAAAAGGCTGCCAAACTTGCTTCTCTCGGTCTCGACCAAACTTCGGCTTCCGCTTTTGCTGTTATGGCTCAGGATGTCCAAAAGTTCAAAGATACGTTAGAGAGCGTTGATAATTCCGACGATGCGCTCGAACACGCTCTCAACAACTCTATGACTGCCTCCGACTATTGGAACATCGCACTCAATAATATCAAAGCCCTCGCCATCAAAGCCGGTCAGTTCCTTCTGCCTGTTGTTACCAAGGTGGGCGAATGGGCTGCGGCTATCACCGGCGGCATCATTCCCGCCATCAAGGGTGTGGTCAACTGGTGCAAGGAGTGGTGGCCTGTGCTTGCTATTCTCGGTGCGGGTCTCGTGGCTATGAATATCAACAATATTGCCGCCACTGCCTCGCTTATCACTCACTCTGTTGTTACCAAAGCTGCCGCCGCCGCTCAATGGCTGCTAAATGCCGCTCTCAATGCCAACCCTATCGGTTTGGTGATTATGGCTATTGCGGCTCTTGTGGCTATCGTTACCATCGTTATCAAAAAATACGACGAATGGGGCGCTGCGCTCGCTTTCGTGCTTGGTCCGCTCGGCTTAATTATCAACCTTGTTATGACTATCAAACGCTATTGGGATAGCATTGTGGATGCTTTCTCTAATGGAGGTTTCCTCAAAGGTATCAAGCAGATTGGTAAGGCGTTGCTCGATATGGTGCTTTATCCTGTGCAACAGTTGTTAGAACTGTTGAGCAACATTCCCGGTCTTGACGACCTCGCTGGCAAAGGTGCTGACTTTATCAAAGATATGCGTGCCAACCTCAATATGATCGATCCCGAAAAGAGCGACGAAAACGAATCGGAGGGCGAATCTTTGGTAGACCAAGGTATGAGAGAATTAGGTCTCGATCCCGAAACCACAACAGGCGGCAACTCGGGTTCGGGCGGCGGTTCTTCCTCTGCCGACAGCATTGCGGGTAGCGCAAAGCAAATCCGCAATATCACCGTCAACATCGATGCTTTTAATAAAGGCGGTATCAACGCTGGCAACACACAAGGCTTAAACGGCAAATCTGCCACCGACATCGACGAATGGTTTACTCAAATGCTGCTCCGCACTATCCGAAATCTTGAAATGAGCTATTAACAATTCACTATTCATATTTATGTCTACTCTAACACAAATAGAACAAGCTCTCGCCAATGTGATGCACCAGTTGCCTCAGCAATTGGGCACTTTGGCGGTCAACTTTGCCAAACAACGGTTTGTCGATCAGGCGTGGCAAAACACTTCCACCGAACCGTGGCAGCCTCGTCGCCACAATCGTCGTGGCGGCAAGGCTCGCCAAAGGGGTGCGGTTCTTGTCGATAGCGGACGGCTCAAACGCTCTATCCGTATTATTTCGGTTTCGCCCACTGCCATCACCATCGGCACCGATGTGCCTTACGCCCAAATCCACAACGACGGCTACAAGGGTACGGTATCTGTTAAGGCGCACACTCAACAGGTGAAGGGGCACAAACGCAAACAGAAGGTAAAGGGTAAAAAGGGTAAGCTAAAAACCAAGATTGTTAATGTCCGTCCTCATTCCCGGCACGTTAAAGCCCACACCCGCAATGTGAATATGCCACGCCGTAGGTTCTTGGGCGAATCAGCCGAACTCGAACGCCAAATTACAGAGTTTATTTTAGGCGAAATCCAATCTGCAATCTAATTATCAATTATCAATTGTCAATTATTATGAAACCTATCTACAACGCTATTACAGCCGCATTGCAAAAAAAGGCGGCACAGTTCAACATCTTGGGTGTTGATCCGCCCGAAACTTTCGACATCCACCTCGGTCAGGAACTCAACCCCGAAGAGTTTGAGTTTGCTCTGCCTGCTATCTTTTACGATTATTCTTTGGATATTGCGGGTGGCTTTGTCTATGTATATCTCTATATTGTGCAAGATTATGGCGACGATACCGAAAACTTTGCAATCAATCGCGACAGAGGTATCCGTTTTTTCGACTTTTTAACGGCGGTTAAACGCTGTTTAAACAGTCTTAGAACCACCAATAAGGCTTACGGCAAACTCGAACTCTATCAAGAACAGCCACAGCAAAACCCCGACTTCTATTGCCATCTGCTAACTCTGCGCTGCACCTACAATGCCAACAACGATGCCGACCTCGACGACGAGGTTTCGTCCGAACTGTTCACTCTCGAATTAAAGAGAGGTAGGCTCAGAAACCGTATCGATGTTTAAACAAAGTTTAGCGTCAATTGTGTGGCTTGTGGTGCGCTCGGCACTTCGGATGCACGGCTCAGATACGCAAAGAATGTCCTCTGGCATATTCCGTACTCTTTGGCTATGTAGTTGCGGAATACCCACAGCTTGCAGCGGTCTTGCCGTCCCGGTTCGTAATGCTCGTCTACTATCTGACGTATGCGCTGCGCCTTCTTTTCTGTGCTCTTAAACATAACCAACTGATTTTTTGCAAAGATAACCTATAAAAAAACAGCGGGATGCAACATTTCTGCCACATCCCGCTTTCCTTGTTTTCGTCCGATACCCTGCATTGTCAATTGTCAATTATGTCTTATGCAGTGTTTGAGTAGCTTCATATCGGCTGTGCGTGTTCCGTAGTCGGGGAATGTCTCCTCGGCTACCGAATGGTTGTAAAATTCCGAGGCGCGTCGGCAGTCGTAATCCTCAAAGGCTTTTACTATCTTTTGCGGCGATATGTCCGAGGCTGACTTTTTTAGTCCCGTAAACACCGCATTGATGTCGGCAAGGTTGAGGTAATACCGCGCATCCACGGCAAGGAATGCCGCCTCGTCTAACTGTGCGTCGCTTAGCGGCTGCTTGCCAAAAAACTCGTAGAGGTTTACAATCCACAGTTTTATATATCCTGCTATGTATTCCTCACCGTAGGCTTTGCGGATGCCGGCAACCGTGGGCACGTCGGCGGCTCGTGAGCATTGCAACGGCGTTTTGTATTTCGCCATCGCTTTAAGGCATTTTGCAGGCGAAAATGCCTGCAAAAATTCCGCCTTAGAGAGTTGCAGCGCGGGCAGCGTGTTTTGCTGCTTTTGCACTGGTAGTGTTTCGTTTTCCTTTGCCATAATTATAAATTGTGAATTATGAATTATGAATTGTCAATTGTCAATTAAGACTTCATCATATCCTGTATAATGCTGATTTTCTGTTGTGCATCGTCGGCTGCCGCCTTCTGTTGCGCAAACTTCTGCTTTTGGATATGGCGGCTCATCTGTGCCACTATGGTGTTGTAGCTGCGGTGTATGCTGCCGAGTGTCATAAAATAGTAGTTGTTTTTCTCTTTGAGATACTCCAACAGATGCTGCCACATCTCCAACACTATGTTGTCGCCCGGTATCAGTGTCGGGTTCTTAGCTCGGTACGACCCCACAAGCATATTGTATATGCCTTTCATAGTGTTGTACTCTATCACATACGCCTGTTGGCTGCTATATTGCACCGGCACGCCCACCCGTTTGTGGTACCATTCCCGGTACTCCGCCACCATCCGCACTATGATGTCCTTCTCGTTTTCGTTTTTTTTCATTGTATTACGTTTTATTGTCCTGTCAATAATCAGTCTTGTCAATAATAATTGTCCTGTCAATTCCGCCACATTGTATGCAGCATCATCTCCCTACTCCGCATCGGTTATACTCAGCGGTATTCCCTTCCATTCGCCTTTGTCGTCTTTTTCAAAGGCTCTGATAAAGGTTTTCGACGGCGTAGGCGCATACGAGTTCATTATTATCTCCACACCTTCGGTAAACCGCTCGTTGTTCACTTTTTCGGCTATCTGGCGCAGCTGCAACACGCGGCTTGCTTTCAGGTTGCCTTTCTGGTCTTTGCTCAGCAGTTTAAGCACCATATCCACAAGGGCGCGGGTCTCGTTGCTCTCGGCAAGCGATGTAATGTACTCTTTCACCATTGCAATGCCGTCGTTTACTGTGTCAAGGTAGTTGTCCAACTGGTATACGCCAAGTTCTATGCGCATCTTGCCGTCAGAACTTGTAAACGTGTGGCTACGCTGACCGTTCGATGTCATTTTCAATACATCTTTTTTCATATCCAACAGGCTCTGAAAGTTCTCGAATATTGCCGACTTTACAAGCGACAACTGTTCTGCCAAGCTTTGCAGTTCGGGTATCGTTATCGACACCTGTTCGTCCACCATCTTGGTGTATGTTTCAAGGTTCTCTTTGCGCTGCTTTTTTGCGGCCTTTGCAGCTTGTGCCTTCTTATACGCCTCGTACTCCTTCATTTCCTCGGCTGTCATTTTTACTATGTTTTCCATTGTCTTTTGTCTTTATCTGTTATTACTATTCTTTTGTCTGTTCTTTACCCCGCATTGTTTGCGGTTCTGTCTTATGCATTTACCTCTGCCTGTGCTTTTGCTTCAATATACAGGCGTGTGTTTTCTTTTTTCTTTTCTGTGAGTTTTATGCGGCGTTGGATGCATTCTGCCTCGTACTCTTGATGTATCTTGCGGAGCGATGCTTTAAAGTTTGCTTTTCGTGTGCTCTTTTCGTCTTTTAGATGGCGGTTCTGCGAGAACACCTCGTCTAATTGCTGTTTAATCACCTGCCATTCTACGCTGTACGTTGCAATGCCGTAGCGTCTCTTTTCTGCAAGTTCGGCTTCTAATTCTTGTTGGCGGCGCATATTGGCATCCACTTTTTCGGTATGCTCTTTCTGTGCCTGTTCGTCGGCTGCTATCAATGCATCGCGGCGGCGGTAAAACTCTTTTGTTGCTTCATATTGTTCTTTGCGGTATTCGTTGTTTGCGTTGAAGTTCAATACTTCTAAATCTTTCTGTGTCATAGCTTTTAAATTTTAATGGTGAATTATAAATTTTAAATTATCAATTGTCAATTATGCATTATGAATTATGCATTACACAAAGTTTTCTATCTGTTTCGATAGTTCGTCTCGGCGTGCCTGTGTCTCATTGCGGAGGGTGCAAAGTTTTTCGTTGCTTGCTTTTGCTCCATCTTCAAGCTTCTTAAACCGGGCTTGTTTAATGGCAGCCATCTGAGCCGCAGCCTTGTTAATCTCAATCTTTGTGTTGATTTCTGCAATCTTGTCGTCAAGTTGGCGACGCTGTTCTAATAAGTTTTCTAATTTCTGAGCCATTTCCTTTTATGTTTTATTTGTTAATTATGAATTTAATTTGTCCTGTCCTTTTCCCCGCATTTTATGCGGTTCTGCCTTACTCCTGCATCAGTGCCTGCACGTTATCCTTCATTATTAAGTAGTTGTCAAACGGTTCCGATGCTTGCGGCATCCGTTTTCGTTCCGCTATTTGTAGCTTCACCGTGGCAATGCTCCTCTTGGTGCAAAACTCGGTAAACAGTGCGTAGTCTGCTGCGTAGTGCAGCGTAGTAGAGAGTATGTCGGTATACCAATTATAGGCTTCCTCCAATCGGTCGCCGAGCCCAAACGCATTTGGCCAAATGCTCGATACGCTTATGTTCAATGCATCGGCTATCTTTGTCGCTGTTATGGTGCTTGGTAGACAATACCCCGAGCACCACCTTTGCACAGTCGATGGCGCAGCGCCGCACAAGGAGGCTATCTTGCGCTGACTGATTTTCCTTAGGTTCAAAAACCTTTGCAAATTGTTTGTGTACATTACAGTAATCTTTTTATTAGTTCTAATGCCATCGATAGCGATGACGCTGCTGCTATTACTATTGTGCCGCCTTTTATGGCTGCTTTAACAATCCAAGTCTTGGATTCTCCATCGTATTTTCCTGCTGTTTGCATATTGTTATGTTTTTAATGGTTAATGAATTATGCATTATGAATTGTCAAAACTCCGCCTGTGCTATCTCCACAAACTCCTCGTCGATGGTGTATGGTTCGTAGCTGCCACCAAGGCGGCTGTTTACAAATGCCTGTCGTCCCGAAACACGGATTTTTACATCGGCGTAGGCGTAAAGCTCTTTGCCGAGTGCGCCATCAGGCAGCTGGTTCTTGTCTTCGTGGGCTATGATAATGAAGAGTTTCTCTGGGAACTCGTCTTCAAGACGCTTGTAAACGTCCATCCTCCGGCGTTCAAAGTATTTGTAAGAGTCGATTATCACCACGTCGGGGCTCTGTTTGCGCATCAGTCGCTCGGTGATCTCTTGCGGGGTCTCCTTTACGGCGGTTAGGAACTTGTGCCCGCATTCCGCCATATTGTTGCGCATAAGTGCCAACTGGTAGGGGTAACGGTTGCCCATTTCGATGCTGTTAAACAGTACGCGGTTTACAAACTTGGTGAGATACTTGGCAAGTTGTAGGCAAAATGTTGTTTTGCCGTTGAAACTTGCGCCGTACACAAGCCATATTCCGTGCAATTCGGGTGTGCCAAAACTCTTGCGCCACTCGCCCTCAAACTGTGCCGGGTAAAACCGCATTGCGAGGATGTTGTTAGTTGTTAATGCTCGTTTCATTGTATTATAGTTTTTTGGCAGGCGAGCCGCCTACATTCCACATTATGCTGCCTTTTTAAGTGTTGCCCATACAGCGCGTTTTACTCGGCGGAAATCACCCTGACAATCGGCGTAGATGCGGTTGATCTCTTTCTCATCAGTGAGCGAATTGGCTGCACAGGCGGCTGCCACATCTTCCCTGCCTGCGGCGAGTATGCAGATAAATTTGCGACCTATGCGCGAGTAGATTTCTTTGTAACCCTTCTTACAGTTCTTTACACCCTTTTCGATGCGCTTTTTCAAAAAGTCGGTGGCCATCAGCACAAGCCCGGCGCAATCTTCCAATTGGTTGTAAAGCGTTATAAAGAAGTACAGCACGCTGTCGGAGAGTTTGTCGGCTTCGTCGAGGATTACAAGTGGATTTTCCATACGTTTGATATTCTCCACTGCGGTGTCCATCATTTCACCCACCGAAAGACCGTCGCTGCCTATGCCGTACGATGATAGCAATGCCGAGAGGAACTGGCGTTTGTTCCAATACTCAGCACAGGTGAGTAGCGCAACGTTTTCGTGGGTGGATGCGTATTCGGCGGCGGCGGTGCTCTTGCCACAGCCCGCCTCGCCACATACGGCACAGGCAAGCGCATCGTTTTGGGCGTTGGCAAATACAAACATCAGTTGATTGTACGAGCCTGTTTGAGCGGTAAACCATTGTCGTTTGCCGGTTGAGCCGGTTTTGGCTGCCAATATGCGCCACATTTCGTCGGCAATGTCGTCGGTTTTGCCGTTGAGGATTTTGCTTAATGTTGCAGCCGATATGCCGAGTGCGGTGGCTGCTTTGTTCTGACTGCCTTTGAGCGTTACAAATTGTTTCAAGGCTGTAATAATTTTGTCTTTATTTTCCATTTTAATATCGCTTTTAATATGTGTTTAATACTGTTTAAATGCTGTTTAGGGGTATTTAGAATTGGAGTGCGGACGGCTCGTCCGCTAATTGGGCAGGCTGGCAGCCTGCATTCCAACTAAAACATATCATAATCGGGATCGGGTGGTGGGTCGGGTGATGCGGCTGCCAATGCTGCCCTTTTTTTATTTGTTTTGTGGTCGCCTGTGCTGTCGGTTAGCATCAGGCGGCTGAGTATGTCGTAAGATTGTGGCAGGCGGACAATCTTTGCCACGTTGTCGGCAGTGTCGGCAAGGGTGTCCACCACGTGGTCGTGTAGTTCTTTGTTATAGTCGCGGATGCGCTGCAACTGTTCTGCATCGCCCTCTTTGCGGTCGGCAAGTGCCATTGGTTGAATGTATTTCTCTTCCAACACAAATGCCTGTGTGCCGTCTTCGTTTACTGCCAATACGGTGCTGAGGTCGTCGGGGTCGTATTTTACAGTCCAATCGGTAAATGCCAACTCACGGAACTTGATGTCAAAACAGTCGTACTCGCGTTTTTTGCCAAGTATTGTGGGCGTTAGACCTGTGGCAGCAAGGCGGTTGGTGTGGCCGGTGGTTTCGCCAAATATGCGGAGATATTCGGTGCGTGGCATTTCCAATCGGTGCTCGTCGGCAAGGTTGGCATACAGCTTTATAAATTCAGCTTGTTTCTTGGCACGGTCGGCGGCAATCATTGCGTCTATCTGTGCCACAAGTCCTTCATAGTCGGGAAAACCTTTTTTTCTTAGGTTCATAGCCTCTGAGTTGGGCTGTTTTGTAGGGTCGGTGGTAACGCCAAAACCGCTCCAATTGCTACACATCTGGCAATATGTACGGTTCAAATAGTTAAAAAACCTCTCTATCGGCTTGCTCTTGGCATTGCCCACACGTGCGGGTGTTACCTTGTCGGCAACGGCGGCATACACCGGGCGCATCGCACTCATCGCAAAATGGTCGCTCTGTATCTGGTTGGTGCGGTGCATACTGCCAAATAGTTGCTGCGAATGTGTCAATGCGTTTTTAATGGCGCGGGTAATAAGGGCGGCATCCTCTTGCAAGCCAATGGCGTATCCTATTATATAGTCGTTTACAGGGT